CAACTTTTGGTAGGATTTTCAGTGTTATGTAACTCGTTGCAATCATTGAGAAAACCGCCAAGAGTCCGTCCCACGCGTACGGGGGATGGAGGGGTTCCAGGGTCCTTGGGCGGATGCACAAAACGTCCGTCCCACGCGTACGGGGGATGGAGGGCGCAGCCGGAAACTGCGCCTTGTATAGGAGCGTCCGTCCCACGCGTACGGGGGATGGAGTATGAGACTAGGTTTTATAAATGAGGGGCGAACGTCCGTCCCACGCGTGCGGGGGATGGAGGATTTGCCAGCGTCGTCAGTATCTGTTTGATACGTCCGTCCCACGCGTGCGGGGGATGGAGGGTGAAGCAGCGCCAGGAGCTTGTGGACCGGTTCAGTCCGTCCCACGCGTACGAGGGATGGAGGTTCACCTTGTAGCCTTCTACCTTCGGCGCCAGCGTCCGCCCCGCTCGTGCGGGGGATGGAGGCGGTGGAGTATTTTGGAGGATTTATGTCTAGGATGGTAGGCCGGACTTACAGACTGTACCCCAACAAAACCCAGGAGGCATCACTTTCTCGCCAATTGGGCATGTTGAGGTTCGTCTGGAATAAGATGCTAGACGAAATTGTGAGAACGAAAGACGAGACTGGCAAGTTTCCTTCAAAGTTCACTCTGACGACCATTTGCAGGAAAATCCGGGATAATCCGGAGCATGAGTGGCTACGGGAGCTGTCATCTAGATCGATAGAGGGTCTTGCTTTTTCGATGCATGAATCCCTAAAAAGGTTCAGGGATGTCCAGAAAGGGGGGCGTAAACTGCGCCGCAAAATCAGGCCGGATGGGTCTTTCCTTCATAACCTGGTCGGTTTCCCCAGGTTCAAGGCCAGGGGGCGCTCGAATATTTCTATCTTTTTCCTTGCATCCAGCAGGAATGCCAATGGAGGCCCTGGATGCGAATATAGATGGGAAGTCTCCATCAACGGAGACAGGATCAGGCTCCCTAAATTGGGCCATATGAGATTTTCTGGTGATTTTGGTATTGAAGGGCGCATGTTGTCATGCCGCGTATTCCGGTCTATTGGAAAGTGGTACCTCTCTGCCGTCTATGAATGCGAGGATCTGCCGGAGACCATAGCCCAGGCTGAGTCGATTGGCGTCGATGTGGGCATAAAGACTCTGGCGACGACATTCGATGGCCAGGAAGCTAGGTATTTTGAGAACCCAAGGGCTCTATACATGGCAGAAGGCAGGCTGAAAAAGGCACAGCGCATTTTGTCGAGGAGAGAAGGTGGAGATAGGAGAAAATACAAGACCGACAGCCGTAGGTACCTGAAGGCGAAGCTCCGGGTGGAGAAAATCCATAAGAAGGTTGCGGAGATTCGTAAAAATACCCAATTCAGGGTCGCTAATGATATCGTATGTGCTGCAAATACGATAAAGTTAGAATCACTTAACGTATCTGGTATGATGAAAAATAGTAACCTTGCCAGGGCATGCAGTGATGCCGCCATGGGCCAGCTTCTCGGAATCATCAAATACAAGGCAGCATGGCATGGGCGCTCTATTGTCGAGGCCGGGATGTGGTATCCGAGCACCAAAACCTGCAGCTCCTGCGGCAAGATTGCTGAAGAAATGCCACTCTATAAAAGGATTTTTACGTGTGAATGTGGCCTGATAGTTGACAGAGACGAGAATGCGGCGAGGAATCTCTATAAGTATCAGCCAAACGACGTGGTTGATGTTGAAATAAAAGAAGTTAAATGCAAGAATATCAAAGCTTCAAAAAATGACAAAATGAAGCATGGTGATATTATCTCTGTGGTCCCGGAAACCATGGATAAAGTCATGGGCATCGAGACACAGAAGAATGAATGCTCCCTGAAATGGGAAAATGCGGGCCCGCCCTCCACGAGGGGCCCTGGGGCCTCGAGCCCCGAACGCTCGCGGATTCCTGGATCGTGATTCACGGCCCAGGTTAGAAACGAGAATCTCGTATGTTGGAGACGGACATAATTGGGCCAACTTTTGGTAGGATTTTCAGTGTTCTGTAACTCGTTGCAATCATTGGGAAAAATGCCAAGCGTCCGTCCCACGCGTATGGGGGATGGAGGGTATGGCGTGGTGCAGTATGTGGACAACCCGCGTCCGTCCCACGCGTATGGGGGATGGAGGCAATACATGGCGATCTTTACGCGGGTGCTCGAGTCCGTCCCACGCGTATGGGGGATGGAGGGCGCCGATCTAAACACCGTTCGGGAGCTGTTGGGGTCCGTCCCACGCGTACGGGGGATGGAGTGAAATTGGAATGGTAGAGATGTATTTTGGACCAATCTGAAACAAACTACCGAGGAGCATCCCGGGCCATAAAGAGCCTGAGATCGTGGCTCCCGTTTGCCACATCTCCACGGACCGACCTGCCTACCAGAGAGCGCCAGACGCTCATCAATCGTTCCAGGGACGCGTATCGCAATCATTTGATTGCCCGGGCAATCATCAACAGGTTGCGCACCAACGTCATCGGACGCGGTCTGCGCCTGAGATCGAAGATATCAGGACCTCAGTTTGATTCAGCAGACCCAGACACGATCAGCGCCACGGAAACCCTGATTGAAGGCCATTTCAGGGCCTGGGCGGATAGCCCTGATGAATGCGATATTGAAGGTCACCAGACGTTCTCATACCTGCAGTCGGCGGTTTTCCAATCAGCCCTGCTTTCTGGTGATTGTTTCGTATATATTAAAAGTGATCCAGGTAAAATATACGGCACGACCCTGCAGATTATAGAGGCGGACCGTGTCAGCACTCCTCTGAACAGGCAAAATCAGTCCAATATTTTCGACGGTATCGAGAAGGATGCTTCTGGGCGAACCGTTGCCATTCATGTCGCAGGTTCCTACCCCCAGGACCAGGCCCAGCCATCGTGGACCAGGGTTCCGGTATTCGATTCAATGGGCAGAGAGCAGATCCTGCAGGTATTTGGTGACAGGGACCGACCAGGCGCCCCGCGCGGGGCACCTTTTCTTGCGCCGATTCTCGAATCACTTTTCAGAATTGAGCAGTATATCAACGCCGAATTGACTGCAACCGCAATCAACAGCATGCTCACGCTTTTCATCGAGCGTGATCTGCAGCCCGGCATGGACCTCGAGATGCCCCAGGATATTGAGGCATCGAACATCAAGCTCGGAAATGGTGCAATTATTGACCTAGCACCAGGAGAGCGCATCAATTTAGCCGACCCAAAGCGCCCTGTGCCCGGTTTTGGTGATTTTCTCACGTCCATGGTGCGACAAATCGGTGCAGCTCTGGAAATCCCCGGCGATGAGTTGATGATGCACTTTGATTCCAGCTACAGCGCCGCTCGCGCCTCCATGCTCAAAGCCTGGCAGGCTTATCTTGTCAGGCGTGAATCTTTCGCCAACCATATGTGCTCAAAGGTGTATAGATATTGGCTTGATAATGTGGTATCATTGGGCATCATCGATTTGCCTGGATATTTTGATGACGCCCAGCGCAGAAACGCATACGGAAGTGCTAGATGGATTGGGCCAGCACGTGGCGCTGTCGATGAGCTCAAGGAGGCTCAGGCGGCACAGCTCAGGATGAACATAGGCGTATCGAGCCTGGCCCGCGAGTCGGCAGCCATGTCTGGAGATGATTGGGAGGTTATCCATAATGAGCTCGTCGCAGAGCAGCGCAGAAAAGCACAAGATGGCCTGCAGTCCGTTGATGGTGGAAGCCCTGGCGTATCCGTGGGCGATTGATCAAGGTTGGCTAACATTTTTATGCGCACTGTTTAATGATTCCAGCTCGAATAATGATTTGCATTATGTTTCCAATAATCAACCTAATTTAAAGTCAAATGTGATCCGAATCCATGGTCCGATCCTGCCCAGGGACAATATGGTCTCCAGCATTTTTGGGTTCCCTACCGTGGAGTCCATCTCCAGGCAGCTCGATCAACTGAAAGGGAAAGGCCCTATCACTCTTGATATCGATAGCCCAGGCGGCCATGTTACCGGTATTTCTAGCTTGGCCGAGAAAATCTACTCCATGCGTCGCCAGGGAATCAGGGCCTACGTCTCCGGCATGGCGGCTAGCGCTGCCTACTGGCTGGCCAGCGCTGCAAAGACGATCACTGCATCGGATACGTCTGAGGTCGGCAGCATCGGTGTTGTTCTTTCTCTTGTCGATGATACAAAGGCAATGGATAACGCCGGACTTAAGAAGATAAACATTGTATCCAGTGTTTCTCCTCTAAAGGTTGCTGACCCTAACGCCGAATATTCTTACTACCAGGGTCGTGTTGACAAGATATCCGAGGTATTCGTTAATTATATTGCTAAATATAGAGGAATAAAGTATAATGATGTAGCTGAAAAGTATGGAAAGGGTGGCCTGGTCGTAGCTGCAGATGCCAAAAGACGCGGCATGATAGACGGCATAGAGGGTATTTATAAATATGGAGGCTATAGTATGGCTGATCATGGCGATGTTCCTGCTGCGGATTCAACGGCAGAACAGCTCGAGGAAGAAAACAAGAGACTGAGGACCGAGGTGGCGCAGCTTCATGATCAGTTGAAGAACGTCACGGCCCAGGAGCGTGAGCGGATCATCAAGCTCTTCGATGTGACGTCTCACCGTGAGGTTCTTGCCGATGCCGTAGCCAACGGCAAGACTGCCGAGGTCCTGGCCTATGAAATGATCAAGCGAGGGGCTTTCAAGGTTGAGACCCTCGGGCCGTCGAGCTATAAAGCCGCGCAATCTCCGTCGGTTCCATATCAGGCTCCATCAGAAGATGATGGCCAGCGTAACCAGTGGAACAATGCTCTTGCTGAGGCCATCGATAGGAGGAAGGCGCGTGGATCATAAGCCCATGGATTCCAGCCATCTGATTACTGGAGACTTCCCGAGGATTTCCAGGTTGCGCTGGTTCCCGAAAGGGAGCAAGTACAAGCCTGGGACTGTGGTTTGTCCCAAGTTCGGCGATGACGATGTGTATGTGATGCTGGAAAGCTCGATCATCGATCGAGTCGCTGGGCTGATCTACGACAACCCAATCACGAAGAACATCCCGATCATCGATAAGATCGCCGAGGGTATCGAGCGTGGGGCCGACCGGTTGATCGTCAGGTTTCGAGACCCCATCGGGATTCTGGCCGAGGAGGTATGCGCTGATGAAGAGCGCGTCCAGGCGGCAGTATGGGTGACTGGTTGCTTCAATCCTGAAGCCGTCTGCTACGGCGAGGGGCTTGATCACGAGGTGGTCGAAAAGATGCTATCCGACAAATGCATTTATCTTGTAAAGAGGGCCTGGTAATGGCGGCTGAGTTCAACCCATACGAAACACGCTCCCTGGTTGGGGCTGTCAACAATGTCCAGGTCCCATCCAGTTTTCTGGCCAGCACGTTCTTCCCCAATAACATGACGCTCGATTCTGGCGTGGCGGACATCGATATCGTCAAGGGAAACGAAAAGCTGGCTCCTTTCGTAGCCCCGATGCAAGAGGGCCTCACCGTCAAGAGGGAGGGGTTCTCGACGGTTACCATCCGGCTGCCATCGATCAAGATCAAGAGACCCATTGTCCCATACTACGACCTTTTGTTGCGTGGTGCCGGGGAGACGGTCTATCAGTCCGGTGGCCCCATGCAGCGCGCCGCTGATCTTTTGATGAATGACCTTGCTGAAATGCGGGCCATGATCGACAGACGGATCGAGTGGATGTGTGCCCAGGCGCTTTTCTACGGTGGGATCGCCACCGAACCAGAGAAAGACCACAAGGGGATGCACATCGATTTCAAGAGGTCGGCATCAAACAACGTCATCCTTGTGAACAAGGGCATCCCAGAAAAAGATTCCGATGCATGGTTCCGCTGGCTCAGGTTCCTCAAGAGGACCGTAGCCCGCAACAGTGGGCAGACCGCTGACGTGGCCATTTTCGGCAGCAAGCTGATCGATATTTTCCTGAATAATCAGGTTGTGATGAAGAGGCTCGACATCCAGAGACTCAATGTCGGGACTCTACAGCCGGCGCAGCAGTCCCCTGGGGTGACCTATTGGGGACGTCTTCTCGACCCAGGTCTCGATATCTACACCTACGACGTCACATATACCGGGCATCACGGCCGGGTAATGGAGATGGTCCCAGACGACATGATCTTTGTCGGTGCATCTGGCCTGGGCCGCATGCTATACGGCGCAGTCCTTGATATGGACGCCTATGCATCGAATACTGGAGTCACGACCTACGCTGGGCAATACTTCGCCAAGTCATGGGTTGACCATGATCCTAGCGCGCAGTGGGTTATGGTTCAGGCTAATCCATTACCTGTGCCCTATATGACAGACGCATATGCTGCGGCGCACGTCACAATCGGTTAAGAGTCTCTGGAGGGAGCTATGGGCATTTTGTTCAATGATGGGACTAATTTTCTTGTTAAAAATTGTTATGTATACGGCGGTGCTTTCCCTGAGGGCGGGTCTCCTGATGCAACGTTTTGTCCTGGAGACGTCGCGACTCTTCCAAGTCACCTGGCGAATGATCTCGTACTCGCGAACGGGTGGCTAGAGCTTACCCGTCAGGGTGAGCGTCAGGAGGGGCGCCGCGAACGCCGCGAGGATCGTCGCGAGGATATCGCAGAAGCCGTCACTGGTAAGGAAGACGGGGGGCAGAAAAAGGGCCCATCCGGCCCAGGCGTGCTGACGGGTCGATGACCAATTGGCCATGATCGGGAAGATTGCGATTTACCTTGCGATCATTGTCCTGGCCATGGCCAATACCTCATGGGCAGATAGTCTGGGCTTCGAAATTGGCGGCCTACGCCGGAAGGCATTGGTGCATATCCCGAAGAAAAGGCCCGATGACCCACCTTTGGTCATCATGCTCCATGCCGGCGGCGGCAGCGCAAAATCATTTGAGAGATGGACCGGATTCGATGAAACCGCTGAAAATGGCGGGGCCATTGTGGTCTACCCGGATGGCATTGGACGTACGTGGAACGCCGGTACTTGCTGCGGCATTCCCTACAGGACTCATGTTGACGATGTTGGATTCATAAGATCATTGGTAGATAGAATCCATGAAAAGTATGGAGTAGATCGGAAAAGGGTCTATATAGCTGGGATGTCCAACGGAGGCATGATGGCTTATAGGGTTGCTGCGGAGGCTCCAGAAATGGTGGCTGCTGCAGCAATTGTCGAGGGGACCATGGTCATCGACAAACTACCCCGTGGAAATCCGGTTCCTCTCATGATCATCCACAGCGCCGACGATCAAAGGGTTCCATTTGATGGGGGGACGAGGAAGGGGCACTATTTCCCCCCCGTAAGCAAAGTAATCAAGGAATGGATGGGGCGTAACGGATGCAAGGATGCCCCAGTCGAGGATCCAGAGAGATCGTGGAAGTCCCCTGGAGGGAGCCCCCATTACGCAAGACGCAAGGTTTACGGAAATTGCTCCGGGCATTCTGAAATTGAATTATGGGTCACCAGGGGTCCAGGGCATGTGTGGCCAGGCGCGAAGGGCAAGGAGCCTACCGAGAAACTTCTCGGCGCTGCATCGAATGTCATTGATGCCAATCAGTTGATCATGGACTTTTTCGAGCGCCATGCAAACGTTCCGTGATATCTCCATGAAAGCCGATGAAATGATCATCGGAGCTTTTGGAGAGAGGGTGCATATCCATAAAAGGTCGGGGATATTTGAGATCATGGCGGTGCTCTGGCAGCCTGATAAAAGGTCAATGATAGGCACGCTCGATACTGGATTGGAGGACATTCGTGCTGAGATATTGCCTCGAGATGCTCTCGATATCAGAGAGGATGATCGCATAGAGCATCTCGGGTCGTTCTACACGATCTACGATATCAGCGACGACGATATCGACGGTGGTCTTGTCAGCCTGTGGCTCAGGAGGGAATGCAATGTCATTTCCAATTGATCTCAGTATTGACGAGCGCCAGCTTGAGCGCATCCGGCTGTCACTGGCCGATCAGCCGGGGATCATGGATGCCGCTCTTGCCAGGGCGCTCAACAGGACCGCCAGCTTTATCATGCGCAACATTGCCCGAGATGCTTCGGCTGCGTCAGACATTCCAGCGAGGCTTGTCCGGAAAAGAATGTTCCAGAAGAGAGCCACAAGGAATCAACTTGAGTCAATGATATGGCTGGGCGTCCTGCCGTTTAGGGCATCCCAATTGATGGGGCGTCCACTTACCCAGGACGATATCAAGAGATATAGGGGCAAGAGGATCAGCGTGCGCGGCATGAATCTCCCGTCGAATGCTTTCGTGCAGCGCATCTATGGTAGCGCTGTCGATATCTACGCTCGAACTGGGCGCAGCAGGTTTCCTGTCCGGGTCCAGACCAAGGACGTGGCGATGCAGTGGGGATCGATTGCCCAGGATGTGGCCGATAAGGCCCAGCAGGTATTCTTCAGCACCCTGGATCATGAAATCGCCTTCAGGACCGGGCAGCTCGGATGAGTATCATCACTGATTTGCATCGCAATATATGCAAGGCGCTGCGTGAAACTCACCCCAACGTCTATGTTGATGTTTTCCCAGAAATCAAGAAAAGCATCAAGCTGCCTGCGGTTTTCGTTGAGATGTCAGAAATGCGGCCTGGGACCGGAGACACGGGCACTGAGCAATTGAGTGTCGCGGCCACGTTTGAGGCCCGGTGCATGATCGATATGGCAACCCACGGCCATATGGCTGCCAGGGAGCTGGCCGCATCAGTGGCATACCAGGTCTATAGACATGGTCGTTTCGACGTCCCAGTGATGCCAGCAAAGATCGCTTCGATAGGACCAGACCATCTGAGCCCGGATATCGATGCCTACATCGTGTGGATGGTGGAATGGACGCACCAGATGTACCTCGGGGATAACCTGTGGGATACAGGCGTCTTGCCGAGGGAAATCCATCTAGGTCCTCCCCCACATAAACTCGTTACTGAAAATCCAGAAGGCGTTGTGGTTCCCCATGAAATATGGGCATCCATCGAGCCTCTGGTTGGCGAGAAATACAAGGATTACTACGAGAAGGTGTGGTCTGATGGCCGATGACCTCGTAGAACGTCGGGATCTATACCGCCGTGTGGAGAACATCGCATTTTACGGAGTTGTGAAAGAGGCTGACTACAAGTCGGCGCGTCTCCGGGTTCAGTTCGGAGACGGCACGACGGCAATGATCCCATGGACTGTGGGTAGAGCTCATTCTGATTCGGTGTGGTCGGCCCCGGAGGTCGGGGAGCAGGTCATGGTGATCTCACCCAGCGGAGACCCGTCTCAGGGAACCATCATCGGGTCCCTGTACCAGGGGAAATACCCAGCAAAGGGAGATAGCGCCGAGGTAACTGCAATCCATTTTGCAGATGGGTCATCCGTGCAGTACGACCGCAAGAGCCATAAGTTGAGCATTGCTACGGCCCAGGATGGCGGCCTTGATATCAGCATAACAGGAACCGGAACCCAGAATTATACATCTGATCTGTCCATATCATCTGATGGATCGGTGCTGATAAGGGGGAAATCAATTACGGTCCAGGCCGAGGATATCTCCCTGGAAGCAACTTCGATAAAGACCAACGTCCCGATCAGGCTTTCACCATAGAGAGGATACATTATGCCAGGAGACCAGTTTTTACATGGCATTGAAGTCATTGAAATCAACGAGGGCATTCGTCCGATTCGGACCGTGCCATCTTCGATCATTGGCCTGATCGGGACTGCCCCAGACGCCGATGATACTAAGTTCCCATACGACACCCCGATCCTGGTGGCGGGGAACCGGAGAGAGGCCGCATGGCTTGGGGAGAAGGGCACGCTGCCATACGCCATGGACGGCATCTTTGATCATGCCGGAGCCATGGTCATTGTTGTCAGGGTTCCAGACAACGAACGCTCTGGAATTGTTGGACATCGAGGCGATGGAATCCTTGCTAACCTGCGCGATAGGGTAGGGAATAGCGACGGTTCTTTGCTGGGCAGACTCAGAGACGATAATGATGGAGATTCTGATAGAAGGTCAAGAAATAGGATCAAATCGATCAGGGACAGGATCAACGAAAGGAGGTCCGGCAGGGACAGGGATGGGATCATTGCCAGACTCACTCATCGACTCGGGTCTTTCTGGGATCAGAACGGCCTTGGTGGAAGCTCCCAAGTCAGTAGCCAGGTCATTTCGAACATCATTGGCGGGGTCGATCCAAAGACTGGGAAAAACCTAGGTGTGCAATGCTTCCTCGACGCGAAATCCAAGACCGGACTTGAGCCAAAAATCCTCATTGCCCCTGGCTACACCCAGGAGGAGGCAGTTGTATCCGAGATGCTCGGCATTGCCGATCGCCTAAGGGCTGTGATCATTGCAGATGGCCCAAATACAAATGACGAGGACGCAATCAAGTACCGGGAAAACTTCGGCTCCGCGAGGGTATTTATCGTCGATCCTTGGGTGACCGTGTGGGATACGATTGCGGACCACGAGACCGCAGAGCCGGCAAGCGCTAGGGTTGCTGGGATCATTGCCAAATCAGACAACGAGCGCGGCTTCTGGTGGTCGCCGTCCAATCGGGAGTTCTACGGCACGACCGGCACATATCGGAATATCGACTTTGCCCTTGGCGACTATAACAGCAGGGCGAATTATCTCAATTCAAACGATGTCGCCACGATCATCCGTCAGGACGGCTACCGGCTGTGGGGCAATCGTACGTGCTCCAGTGATCCACGATGGGCTTTCCTCTCGGTGAGGCGCACTGGGGACATGATTGCCGAGTCGATCATGACGTCGAGCCTGTGGGCCATTGACCGCAATATCACGAAAACCTTCGTTGAGGAAGTGACGGGAAGTGTAAACGCCTATCTGCGCAACCTTTACTCCCAGGGAGCGATTCTCGGGGGTAGGTGCTACGCCAACCCGGAGTTGAATACTCCAGACCAGCTCATGCAGGGCATTATCTACTTTGATTACGATTTCACGGCTCCGCCCCCTGCAGAGCACATCATTTTCCGAGCGCACAATGTTGATGACTATTACTCGAATATTTTCGTTAGCGACACCGTGGCCGTTACTGGAGTGAACACATAATGGCTGTATTTAAGACCTTCAAAAACTTCAATCTTTTTGTTGATGGAGTCAGCCAGGCAGGGAAGTGCCAGGTTGTTGTGCCAAATATCCAGACTCGATCAGAGGAGCACAATGCGGGCGGTCTCGATGGACCGATTGCAGTGGACCTCGGTATCCAGGCCATCTCTTTCACCTGGACAATGTACGAATACGACCCCCAGGTATTGAGCCTCGGTTTTGCTGGAGACAACAATCAGATTGGCATCACATTCCGCGGAGCTCAGGAGGACACATCCGGTAACGTCGAGCCAGTGAAGCTCGAGGCTAGGGGCTGGATTGCCAACGTTGACGGCGGAACCTGGGATGGCGGCACTCGGCCCAGCGTGCAATTCACGTTCAACGCCAGGTACATCAATCTTGAAATCGGCGGCCAGCAGATCTGGGAGATTGACCCGGTAAACATGGTGCGCGTCATCAACGGTGTTGATGTCCTGCAGCAGCAGCGCAATGCGATTGGATTGTAAAGATGAGCGCTAAAGCATCGAACGGGACCAGCGTCAAGATCAATCTTGGCAGGACCATCAACATATGCGGCATTGATGTTGACCACGTGATCATGCGTGAACCGACTGTTGACGATTTTCTGCAAATGAATAAGCGCAATGTTCATGAGTCCGAGAAGGAGCTTTTCCTCTTTGCCGATCTTTTGCAGATCGCCCCGGATGATTTAAGAAAGATTCCCATTAAGGTCTATATGACAATCCAGGGAGCTTTCAAGGAGCATTTTTTGTCGTAGCCGATGGTGAGCTCAAAAGGGCCATCTTTGTCCTATCTTCATATGTCCACTGGACTTTATCGGAAATAAAGGCTCTGCCGATCACAGAGTTCATGGAATGGATGCAAGTCCTATCCGATGAATTATCAAAAAACTAATTTCCATTTTAACCTAAAATGGGAATATAAGTCTAGACCATAATATAGTATGGCAATTATTCATGGCTGAACTCAATTACGAAATATTGCTCTCCGCGACGAGGGACGCCAGCGTCGGCTCAATATTCAAGAGCATGGGCGGCCAGATCGGTGAGCTTGGCCAGGCAGTCCGCAATCTAGATCGGGTGATGCGGGCTGCCGAGGGCGTCGATCAATTGCGCAAGCGCATTGATGAGCTTAACGCCGAGATGGCTAGTGGGGCTCGCCCGGCCGATGAAATACAAAAGGAGCTAGACCGGGTATCAAGGGCCATGGCTCGTGCTGAGGAGGCGGCCAGGCGGTACGGCATCGACCTTGATAACCTTGAGGACCAGCTCGGCGAAATGGGTAGGGCTTCTGAAGATGCCCGACGTCGCCTTGAAAGATTGCGCAGTGCCCAGGAGATGAACGCCAGAGGCATGGAGCTGCTTGGGCAAGCGGCAGCGACTGCAGCGACGCTCATGGTCATGCAAAAGCCGATCAGCGACGCCATAGAGCTGCAGTCCGCCTACACCGGCCTCAATCGAGCGATGAATGGCACCCAGGAGCAGTTCGATGCCGCGACGAGATCGGTCGAGGAGACATCGAGGGCGACCGGCATTGCAGCCACTGAAATGGCCGACCTATATACGGCCGCAGCCCAGTCCGGGGCAACTGCCGATGAGCTCAACCAGGTGGCGGTGCAGGCTGCGAGAGTCGCAGTTGCCATGGATTATGCCAATCCCGCAGACGCGGCCAAGGATTTCGAAAATCTAAAGAACAGTCTGGCTATCAACAGGACGGAGTTAGCCGATCTTGCGGATGGCATCAATTACCTCGCCGATCAGGGCAATGCCAGTGTCAAGGGCATTGTTGACCTGACGCAGCGCATTGCTGGAATTGGTAAGGCTGCTGGGCTAAATGGCCTGCAAATAGCAGCATTCGGCTCATACGTCGAAGGTTTAGGCGAACCTCCAGAAAGGGCAGCAACCTCCCTCGAGCATTTATTCAGGACGATGACGCAAGGCTCCTCCATGTCAAAGGGGGCCAGGGAGGCCCTTGCTGGCATTGGACTAGACTCAGAGAACGTTGCGAAGATGATGCAGCGTGACGCGGTTGGGACAATTGGCCTTTTACTCAGGCAATTGAATAAATTGCCGAAGGAAGGGCAATTGGCCACCATCACGGAGATCTTTGGATCCGAGGGCGCATCGTCCATTTCTGCTATGGCCCAGAACGTTGATGGGCTGAGCGCAGAGCTTGATAAGGTTTCCGATCGTACAAAATATGCCGGTTCGGTTCAGGGTGAGTTCGACCGACAATCCCAGACAACAGCCTTCCAGATTAACAGGATGAAAGCGTCTCTGCAGATAACATCTGCAGCTATCGGAGAGGCATTTCTTCCTGCGGTTTCTAAATTAGCAGGTGTTGTGGCGGATATATCAGGCAGGATATCCAATTGGATTCACGAAAATGAGGGCCTCGTCAAGGTTATTGGGACAGTAGTTGCTGGATTCATTGCCGCCAAGGCGGCTATCATAGGATTTAATGGAGCTGCCCTTCTGGCGAGGATGTCCGTACTCCAGACAAGGATGTTTTTTGAGACCCTGCAAAAGACTGTCGCTGGCCTCGGCGGCACATTCACGAAATTGTTCACTGCAATACGGGCATTTTCAATCGGTCAGCTCTTCACCCCGTGGGGCCTGGCCATTGCAGGCGTTGTTGCCGCCTCGTATCTGCTATGGAAATACTGGGACCAGTTCTCGGCTTTTGCTAAGGGGGTTTGGAAAGGGATACAGGGCGCAATAGAGCCTCTCGAGGGTTCTTTTGAACCAATCATAAGGGCCATGAAGCCATTAGCCGACGCATTTGCTAGTTTGTTTGGGGACATAACCACACAATCCAAGGCCAGCCAAACTGAACTGCAAAAATGGACGGAGGTTGGGGCCACTATAGGTAACGCCATCGGAGGCGCGCTTAACATCGTGATGACTGTCCTGGATGCAATAGGATCATACATTGGGTGGTTTTTTGGAAACCTAGTCGGTCTTTTCATAGCTCCAGTAGGAACCATAAAGAACGTATTCTCCGATCTTGGCGGGTTCATAAAGAGTGTTTTTGGGGATACTTTTTCCTGGGTAGGCTCAATGATTGATTGGCTTGCTGGGAAAATACAAGGATTGTTGAACCTGCCAAGTAAAGTAGGCGATGCCGTGTCCGGTCTTGTGGATAGAACTACGGGATGGGTAGGGGATAAGGCTTCTGATGTAGGCGGGTGGGTATCTAGGCAGTTTGGTGGTGGTAACGACGAGGGAAAAGCCACATTGCAAGAGTCCACGACATCCAAGTTGAAACCAGCTGCTCGAATGCCTGAGCCAGTCACTGCAGCAAATGATCGATCTTTTTCTGGACCGGGTCCTGCGCCCCAAGATCCTGCCCAGAAAAATCCAAGGGACAACGTGATCCCATTCCCGCAGCGCCCCGTCGTTGTTCCACGTGGAACAACGACCCAAAATCAGACCAACAATACGACTGTCAACGCGCCGATAACCATCAATGTGCCTCCAGGCGGGGACCCAGAGGCCGTAGGAAGGGCAGTCTCCGAGCACCTGCGCCGGAATCAGGAAAACCAGCAGCGCCAGCAACGGGCGCAGATGGTAGATTGATATGCCGTCCACAATGATTGCTCTGGGAGACTACAGATTCCAGTCTAACGAAAATCCATACGAGACGTTCCAGCGCAGCCACGCATTCAGGTGGCCTGCGCAGGAGCGTATCGGAGTCTACCCTATCCTGCAGTTCGTCGGGCCTGGGGAACATAAGGTGACGATTTCAGGGACCATTTATCCCTTGTTTAGGGGCGGGATAGAGCAATTTGACAGGATGAAGGCGGAGGCAGCTAAGGGAACTCCATTACGCATGGTTGACGGCCAGGGTAATGTTTGGGGCTTGTGGTGCATAACAAATATATCAGAAAACTATAATTATTTATTCCAGGACGGGCTGCCGAGGAAAATAGATTTCACCATGGAGCTGTCATTCTACGGCGAACAATACGCCCAACCAGGTGGAGCCCCAAGCCAGCAGGATAGTAATGTTGGGACCATGCAGCCCGATTCAGAGCAATTCAGCGATGATAGGCAGGCCTATATTAATGGCAGAACGCAAGGCACCCAGGGTCAAAGTACCTCTGAAAATCCCTACCAGGATGAAGGCCAAAGGATGGCCTACGATGAGGGGCGGATGAGAAGACAAGGCGGCGATTTAACCGGGGACTACGGCGAGCCTCCGCCAAATATGACTCAAGAGGAAAGGGATGCCTACAACAGGGGATTCCAGGAAGGAGGAACATTTGAGAGTGATAACCAGTACCAGGTAACTGATTCAGGAACCATACAAAATACCGGAGGTGGGGGAAATTACGCCAGTGTGGATGCAGCACGGAGCACACGAGTAGAACAATCTGAATCTTACGTTAATCCGTACCAGGATGATGGCCAAAGGATGGCGTATAACTCAGGAAGATTGAGGCAGGCTGGTGGTGATGTGACCGGGGACTACGGGGATCCCCCACCCGATATGACGGAAGAGGAGCGCCAGGCTTTCGAGCGCGGGCGCCAGGACCAGGCTAGGGGAAATCCATGAAAAAGCATATCACGCAACGGGGCGAAACGATGGAGTATATCGCCTACCAAGTTTATGGATTTGAGCAGCAGGGCTTTGACCTCTACGAGCACCCATCAAATTACGGCATCGCACTTGAAGACCCGTATTTACCAGGGAGCATTTTCGTTGATTTGCCTGATTTCCCAAAACCATCGAGATACGAGCCGTATATAAAGCTTTGGGATTGAAGTGCAACCTGACTTCTACGTCAAGCTGAGCGACGCTAACGGTCAAGATATCACAGACAAGGTACGTCCGCATATTCTCAGCTTGTCGGTAACGGATAATGCCGGTATTGAATCAGACAGCGCCACTTTATCCCTGGACAATGCTGGTCAAAAGATAGACCCGCCTCGCACTGGTGTCAAGCTGGACATTGGCCTTGGATACCAGGAGATGGGCTTGGTGTCTTTCGGGGTATATGTCGTCGATGAGGTCCGGCTACAGGGAAAACCAGACACCATAGAAATCACGGCAAAGGCCGCCAATTTCACAGATACATTCAAGTCCCAGAAAACCAGGTCATTCGACAACAGGACGATTCAAGAAATCGTCGAAATCATCGCCAAGGAGGAAAAGCTAAAGCCCTTGGTCGGCGAGGAATTGCGGCAGGTCAAGATAGCCCATATTGACCAGACCAACGAAAGCAACATGCATTTCATCACCAGAATGGCCGCCCAATATGACGCTGTTGGGAAGCCCGTAGGAGGGGTGCTGGCTGTTGAGAAGCATGGACAGGCAAAAAGCAGGACTGGGAAAAGCCCACAGGATATCCCAATCACCATAAATACCTGCACCAGGTGGAGCGCCAATATCAAGGATCAGCCAAGATATTCGAGGGTGGTGGCCAGATACTACGACAAGGACAAGGCTACATACGTTGAAAAATCGTCTGGATCTGGAGATGGCCCCTCACAGACGCTCAAGAAGACCTACCCAACTGAAAAGGAAGCCCAGGATGCGGCGGATAGCGCCATGAAGGGAATCAACAGAACCACTGGCGATGTCTCCCTGACATTGGTAGGAGACCCAAGGCTTCGTGCTGAGTACTATGTCCAGCTTCGGAATTTCCACCCGTTGATAGACAAACGATGGCTCATCAAGACCGCCACTCATACGATCTCCGCTCAAGGGTATACCACTGAGCTTTCCTGTGAGTCCGAAAGCGAGACTCAGAAAAGCAATAGCGGGGGCGGCAGCAATGGTAGAGGAAAGCCGCCAACTCCAGCCACCATGACGCTTGAGCAGATGCAGCAACAAATTGACAGCACGAAAAGTGGCGGTAAATCCCTGTGATAGGTATGGATAGGCACACGGGAAAGAAGATTGATGGCATAGATCATTTAACCATGCGCATCAATGACGTATTGACTACATTTATTAATACACGTATAATGCGTAGAAAATACGGCTCTGACATCATAAACCTGCAAGACGCCCCGATTAATCAGCAGACCATCGTCGATTTCTACGCAGGAATTGCCGATGCATTCCTGAATCCCATCAATGGACTGACAGACGTCGATCTGATCAAAGTCCGGGCAGTTTCGTCATCAAAAGGAAGACTTGAAATTGAAATCCAGGCATTGTGGAAGCCTACCGGTGAACCCATAAAACTGCAAAACATGATCATCACCTGATGCCAATACAACCGACCGTTACAGAGCAGGACCTGCGATATCTAATCCCACCATCGCAGGCCGGCAATTTTACTCCTATCGATCTATCGAATGTCACGCCTCCTGATATCGTCGAGCAACTCGATTATGAGGCGGTCCGATTGGCCATGATCAATGATTTCAAAAACCGCTGGCCAGATTACGATGCGCTGGTTGAGTCAGATCCGGTGATCAAATTGATCGAGGTGGCGGCGTACCGAGAGACGGTATTGCGGGCACGAGTCAACCATGCCGTACGTTCAGTCCTGGTGGCCTACGCCCAGCGCCACGACCTCGACCAGCTCGCAGCCCTGGTTAATGTCGAGCGACGGATAATAGGCCGAGATCAAAACGGCAATGATCTCTACGAATCAGACGCCATGATGCGTCTTCGCATCCTTCTGGCATGGGAGGGGCTTGCAGCCACAGGAACAGTCGGGGCATATCTCAAGCATGTCTATGAGTATTCCCCGGCAATTGCTCATGCATCAGTTTATAGTCCGAGGCCGGGGTATGTCAGGATCGTGCCACTGCTCAACATCGGGGACGGGCAACCTCCGAGGGTTTTTTTGCGGGGCCTGAGGCGATATATCACGAACCCATATATCAAGAACCTTACAGATTTCATTCAGGTCAGGCCGCCTAGGTTTGTTGATTTCGATATCCGCGCCCAATTGATCGTCTACCCCGGTACTGGGAGTGACGTTGTCCTGGCCAATGCTAGAAAAGCCATTAATACGTATTTAGCCGCAAATTATCGAATCGGTCGCGATATCAACAGATCATCGATCATGGCGGCCTTGCACCAGTCTGGCGTGAGCAATGTCCGCCTGGCAGATCCGAATGCCAACATCGTCATTCGCAGTAATCAGATTGCCAGGTGCAAGACGGTGAACATCGAAGTGTCTCTCTATGAAGATCAATAAACGCCATCCCTCGGTAAGGCCGTCCTTGCTGCCGTCGAATGCAACTGCTCTGGAAAGGGCAGTTGAGCAGGTCCATGCCCGGATCGATCAGGTCCCTGTAGAAATAAACAAATTATACGATCCAAAGCGGGTGCCGCAACAATACCTGCCATGGATGGCCTGGCAGATGAGCACCAACGATTGGCAGGAGTTTTGGGCCGACAGTGTCAAAAGGGACATGCTTGCCAATTCCTACGAGCTCCACGCCCACAAGGGGACAGAATGGGCAATCAGGAAGGCTTTCGACATCCAGGGCGTGACGGCAAATATCAAGGAATGGTATGAGTACGGCAGCAGACCTTACCTGTTTTCAGTTTATCTCAAGACTGAAGAACAGGCGCAGCAGCTAGACGAGAACTTCTACTATAGCTTCTTTAAGACCATATATGACAAGAAAAATTGCAGGTCTTGGCTAGAGACTCTATACGTATCCCACCAGACCAGATTGCCGGTATTTACAGGCATAGGGCTGCGACAGACAACCAAGCAGGAGATTCCTCCGTTTTATTACCTGCGCCATAGACCAAAAATGAATCAGTTTTTTGGAATTGGAGTGGTGCAGCGCATCAAACATGCTGATATTCAGGCTTCTAGGGAGGATAGGCGGCAACGACTTGATATAGCTCTATTCCGCAACGAGGGTATGGCAATCAGGGAAGATATCGCCCTAGGAAGATTGTCTGGGAACGATATCCCGTCACAAATGGCTCAAGCGAACTACTTTGAGGTTCCAAGCAGCCTTGTTAATAGATATCGTTATAAAACAGAAATAGAGGTCGGAATCGGATTTATCCAACGTATATCTACCGGAATACAAGCGGCGCCTCCAAGAGGAGGTCGTGTGCGCGTCAGGGCGGCGCAAGGCGGAGGGATTATGATCGAAAACCGCAAGCTCCTTGGTAATTGACATGCCTGGACAGGAATACACCATAGATATTACCAGGCACGGCCATCATATGATGGCTCGGGCCTTGACTGGCCACGGCACCATCCAATTTACAAGGGGCGTGGTTCGAGGTCGGGACCTCATTGCCCCAGTGCACAATGTCAATATTACCGCAACGCCAACCAACGGCGTAGTCCTCATCGAGCTATTTGTGTCGAATGAGGACACTCCACAAGTAACCGAGGTCGCCTATATAGATTTGTACGCCAGGTTCGCTGGGCGCCTTGCCGGGGAAGACATCTTTGCCACAGTCCACTTCGATCACCCGGATCATATCCTAGCCCACCACAGTGGGCGCGAGGTGGTCAGGTACGATATTGCGCTGTCATTTGATGGTAACCGCATTCCGGTCCATATCACGGTAGACCCAAAAGCCGAGCAAATGACCCCTGCGGCCATGCAGGCCATGTTCTCCCAGGCTGCAGAGGATCAGGTCAAGGTCGCACTGGATCGTCTCGATGATGAAATCGAGCGAGAGATCGATAACGAGGAACGGCGCGATAGGCTAGCATCCAGGAGGATGCGAACCGAAGTTCGGAGGGTCGAAAGGGAGGCTGACCGCCTCACGGATCGTAATCGTCAAGAGGATAGGCAAGACCGGAAGTTGAGACGTCTCAGGAGACGCGGCCTGCTGGGCAACATGCTGCCAAGCGTTGGTGGAGTTAGTCTTGGCGGTGGTGCTGGTCGTGGAGTCAAGCGCCAATTGCGCAAAAACAGGCGCGACCATAGGCATTATGAAAAGGACCTCGACCTCAAGGACAATATAGAAAGACAGTTTTTTCTGGCCATCAATGCTCTTGCTGCAACCAACATGGCAGACGCCAAGTCGTGGCGCGACATCTATAAATGGATGCGCAAAACTCACGCCAGGGACAAGGACTGGCGTGAGTTCAAGCGTGAGATGCGCGCCAGCGATCTGGCCAGATTTGCCAGGGACAAGTGGCAAAGGTTGAGGGCGCTGTGGCTATACCACCCTAGGGCCGCCTACATGGCAGCTTCTTTCATAACCCCCCTTGCATTTTCGTTTCTTCCGGTTCTTTCCATATTACTGGTAATAATTGTTGCCCCATTTTCAATAATAACATTTATTCCTTCAGTATTTTCTCATATAATAACATTTATATATGTTTTATTAGTTTGCATACCTGTAGCTATTTTACATATAATCCTAGCAATAATATCAATTATTATACTGTTTATAGTAACAATAATAGAATTAGTACTAACGCTTCCATATTTATTGCTTTTAATTGTCGGTATAATCCCTGCAATAATTGTTAACATCATTTTTTCAATAGTTGTTCTTTCTGTTTTTATAGTAGAGTTAACATTCGCATCAATCTGTCTTATATTACTAATTAGCTACTTATTGCTTTTTTTACCATCAATTACTTTTTTGTCAGTATTATCGGCTATCCTTGCCGCAGCAGTGGCACTTATCGGTACTATATACTGTACAATAGCTATTATTTTCGGTTTAATTATAGAAATTGTATTTATTCCATTCACAATACTTCAATCTCCTTTGAGGATTATCCTACTTATATACGGAATAATAAATATTTTGATAACTTGGATTGTTGTTATAATATGTACAATTCTTGCCATTTTAGGTGTAATTTCTGACATATCCATTGTTATTGTAATTATTTCAATTATAACTATTATTTTGGCACCTGTACTTCCAATAGTAGGTTCAATTATTGGATTATTGCTGTTCAGGAGAGCAAGAAAAAATCCAAGACAGCAAGCCCCATCCATGCTTTTGACACGTGGCGGGCAAAGATTCACGAGACGCATGCACATAAGGAGAGGTAAATAATGGATATCAATCTATCGGTAACGAGCAAATTGTCTTTCGACGAATTGGTTCGTCTATACGAGCTCGGAGAAACTGACAAGAGCGCTGATTTTATACTCAGTCTGCTTTTGTCTCCCCATTGCGTTAATGCGAATTGGTTGCCATCTGTTCTCGACTGGCTTGAGGCCAAGAAGATCATCGACAGCAATCGGCGCGACGAGCTGCAGGAGAACGCCATCACGACAACTCTGGAAACCCTAGGCAACGTCGTGCGCAATCTATCCGATGATATCGGCCCCAAATTGCCTGGAATCTACGAGAAGGGCAAGGAGATGGCCAAGGACTTTGCCTCAGAAACAAAGATCCTTGATATGGTCGGTGACCTTCTGGGCCTGGGAGACAAGGGCAAGGATAAGCCAAAAGACGCCTCAGACGTCAAGGGCCTCCTTTCTAAGATTATCAATAGAAAGTAATTGGGTAGCGCCATGGCTGATTTCAACAAGGGTACGGTACTAACTGACGCCGGTGTCGATATGCAGGCCGAGGTCCAGGCTGGAGATCGGCTCGTCTATACCCATGGGGTAATCGGCCAAAGCGAAATAGCCAGGTTCAATCATCTTGAGCGCCTCAAGCACATACCCGGCAAGGCGATGCGGGCCAAGGTGGTCAGTGCAGAGGCTCTGGGTGATGGCACAGCAAAGGTGAGGCTGGCCTTTGATAACCGTCAGGTGAGGGACGGATTCTGGCTGCGGTCCATCGGGCTATACGCTAGAGTAGATCATGGCGGGGTACGAGGCGCAGCCCACGAAATCCTCGAGGATTGGCGTGACGAGTACGACAATTTCGATGATACCGACGTTGTCCGCTCCATTGTCGACCGGCTAATCAATCCGCCCCTCAAGCCATTCTTCTTCCCCCACCTCTACGCCGTAGCCTACGCTGGCCAGCATCCTGATTTCGTCCCAGCTTACAACGGGCAGACGACAATTGAGCACGTCATTGATGTCATTGTCATCGTAGGCCGGGCCAAGACAGTAGCGGCGAGTATTAGCGTCGATTCAGTAGTGCCTCAGGCTCACAAGCCCTGGGCGAAATACAGGGATCACGGCCAGCCCGGGGAACGTATCGACGTCGAAATACAGAACTACGACAGGGGCCATAGCTACCTCGTTGGGACCACAGACGGCACGGTAGTCAACCAGCACGGCAGCCATTTCCAGGTCCAGCTTCCTCTATCTCCCAGACATCGTGTTGTAGATTTCTGGCTGCAGTCGTGGCTTGAGGGATTCACTCCATCATCCAGATTCGAAGGGCACATCCGCATCGACAGATATATCGACACCGTAGCAAAGCCTGAGCCTCTGTGGCCCAGGGAAGGTCGTGGGGTGGCCAGAAGGGCTCTGCTTGTTGGCGGCCCGTATCACGGCAGGGGACTACTCAATAACTATCTGAGGTCGAAATGGCTTGTAGCTGCAGACCCTGGTTTTGAGGACATCGTCCTTAAAGACCAAACCATCCTTCCAAGGGAGCACGTACGCCATGTCAGGTTATTTGGGGAGCAATCCTACTTCTGGAAAATGGCCTACCGTGGAAGGCACGGTCTTTGGTCAGACTGGTCAGACCAAAGGATGTTCTTCGTAAAGAACCACCTCTTTGATTTGACCCCACACAGGGGAGCGGCTGGGAATATCATCGGGGCTATTTTTTACCCAATTCTTTTCATAATTGGACTACTTTTACTGATATCATTTATACTGCTATCACCAGTAATATACAATATTTACAGTGTATTGATATTTATTGTCTTGGGATTGATCGGACTAGCTGCATTTATATTTGGAACTATTGGATCTCTAGTACCTATACTAGGGTTTTTTGCAATAGGAATACAGAATATAACTTTTGTTTTTATTGTAGTTCTATCAGCTATAATTCCACCATACGGAATTATAGGGTCTTTGGTTGGTGCTGTAACTGCTTTTTTGGTCCTAACACCATCAGGAGTTGCGCTTTTCCTAGCGCTAGGTGGCATTATTACATGGCCAATAACCACATTGGTGAATATTTTCGTTTTTTTGGTTATGCTAATATCTCTTTTCTCTTTTAATTCTCTATTTTAGGTAAGGAGCAGTAATGAAAAACCCATTTGAAAGAATGAACGCAAAGCCAAGGCAGGAGTTCTGGCTTGATCTTGAAAAAGAGGATCGCATTGGTATCCTAGAGCTTGCCATGAAGGATACGGAGGCGCAACTTTTCCTTGAGAACATCAGGATGAGCGAATCAATCGATCCCGACGATGCTTGGGTGCATGAAGGTCTCGATTATTGCGAAAGAAAGGGTGGCCTTTCTATGGGGAAAAAGGATAGCATCCTCAATTCCCTGCAAGAGCATCGAGATGAATTGCGTCATAAAATCGAGGAGCTCGGCGGAGCTGGATTCGGAGCATTCGAGCAATTGGCCGATATCGCCGGAAAGGTGTTCCATCACAATAATGCTGGAGACCATAATTTTGGTGGTCTGGTTGACAAGTTTCGGGATATGATCCCTGGAGGCAAGCGTGGGGGTAATTGATAATGTCAGAGGTATCGTAGGGGCGGTCACTGATTCTCCAGCCAATATTGCCCAGTTTATTGGCACCTATATGGAGGAGCAGGGCCTCATCGACCATTTTGGGCGCGAGGAGCAATCAGAGCTCCAGAAGCTGGTAATCAAAAAGTCTGGCCTGATGCCAGAAAACTTGATTGAGGCTGCGGGGGACTTAACTGCCCTGGCGGCAAATATGGTCATTGGGATTGGGTTTGGCCTGGAGAAATGGGCGGTATCTAACGTCCCAATTGTGGGGCCGATGATTGCAGCGGTTCAGGACATACTCCGAATCCCCCAGATCGCCGAGGCAATAGCTAAGAAAATTATCAAGGTGCTATTCGACCTTGCTGACGACGCCGTGGATAAGGTGTTCCCTAAAAGGGATGAAAAGCAGCTTGAGCGGTGGCTGAGGAAGATCGACAGGAGCCGTGGCGGGAATCAGGTAGTCGACAACATCAAGGATCGTATTGAGGGGATCCTCAAGGGAATGCCCTTGATCGGGCCCGTCGTTGATAAGGTTGACGATGCAGTCGATCACATCAAGGAATCATTAGACCGCAGTGGCCAGGAAGAGGAGGACAAATCCTCGCATCATGGAGTGTCTGATCAGGACATTGACCGCATAGCGTCAAGGATGGGCGGAGATAGCCAAACTCATAGAAGGAGGATTTTTTAATGGACAAGGCGATCCTGGAACCAATTGTGGAAAATGTTGCGATCAAGATCAGCTCGATCATCATCAATACATCGAAGCGCGGCCTTGAGATCGTCCTGAACAAGACTGTAGGACGCACGCCAGCCGCCTCCCAGGCCATTGATAAACTGCTTGACGGAATCAGCGATAAGGTTTACGACATGGTCTCCGACAAGATTCGTAAGGCAATAGATTTCGGGCATAAGGAAATCGTAAAGCCAATGATTGACAAGAGCCCTGAAGACAGTAGGCCTGGTGCCAAGGAAGAAGAGCATCAAAAGATCGGCCAACCCCGTGAATTGGCGGCCTCGGCTTCCCTTGACAGCGCTAAAACTGCCCTCGACCAGATCGAGGCCAGGCTTCGCGAGAGGTTGGCCTCGTCTCAGGATCGCGGCCCACGGTAGGCCGCGATTAACTTACGGTGGCTCCTTGATGCGATGCATCAAGGAGGTCTCTGGACTTCCTACCTAATAGATACCTGATGATGTCGGCAGTTTCTCCGTGGCCACTGGAAATAGCCACATCTAGAGGTGTGAGTCCATACTTTGAGGCGGCGCTAATATCAGCGCCCCGGTCGATGAGGAGCTCTACTGTGTCATTATGACCATAACGCGCTGCGAGGGCTAGAGCGGTATTACCTGATTTGTTGGCGGCGTTGATATCAGATCCGTGGTAGAGGAGTAATGCAACCGTATCAAGGTATCCGTAGTCTGCGGCGTACATGAGCGGCGTAGTTCCGTTGTTGTCGGCAGCGTTGACGTCGGCACCTTCTCTTATGAGGAGCGATGCTGTGCCATGATGCCCGTTACGAACTGCAATAGCGAGCGCGGTGTGGCCTCTGCAATTTGTGGCATCGACATCAGCCTCATAAGCGATGAGAGTTTCTACTAGGCTATTTAGCCCTTTGCGGGCAGCGTATATGAGCGGGGTTACTCCTTCTTTGTTTGCTAAGTTTACATCTGCATCCCGTGCAGCTAGGGCGGCGGCTGTGGCAATATGACCGTAGTGGGTAGCCCATATAAGTGGGGTGTCGCCTTGGTTATTCGCTGCGTCGATATCGGCTCCATTGTTGATGAGAAGTAGAGAGGTATTGATATGGCCCATCATGGAGGCCAGCATCAATGGGGTGGTGCCGTATTCGTCTACGGTATTCACATCAGCCCCATTCTCAATAGCCCAACGGGCCTCGTCCGTGCATCCATTCCTTGCTGACTTGATGAGAGTCTCGTTGTAAACATTATCTAACATCTTGATCTCCTGAAGATTTCCAGAGTCTTTGGAATAATAGCGCACCTCCCTGGACGTGGATCGTTCCAGGAATCGTCTACGCCCTCTTCTCAAGAATTGATCTAATTAGATTAACTGTTTCCATATGGCCGTAGCGGGCAACATAACGTGAGGCAATATCAATAGGAGTATCGCCGTTATTGTTTGCGGCGCTGATGTTGGCCCCGTGGTCAATTAGAGTCGAGACTATTTCTGTGCAGCCATTCCTTGATGCGTACATCAGCGCCGTATCACCATATATGTCGACGGCATCCACATTAGCTCCGTGGGCAATGAGTATGGAGGATATGGCTGTACGGCCCTTGGAGGATGCTGCCATAATGGGAGTCTTGCCTTCCCTGTTCCCCAAGTTAACGTCAGCACCATGATGAATTAGTGTTTCCACGATTCCATAGTGGCCGCGTACGACTGCCAACATAAGTGGCGTATCTCCCATTCTATTCGAGGTGTTAACATCTGCCCCATTATCCAAAGCCCGCAGGACCAGCTTGGCTTTTCCTTCCTTGGACGCCACAATGAGTCTGTTATTATAGATATTGTATGTCATATATCTACAAAGATACGCGATTCAATGGCACCATGCAGAAATCGACGATTCCGTTGCGTAGGACTTGGGCATTGTAGTCGATCTTGTTATCATCAACCTTTTCGGCCTCCCTAATTAGGTGCGGTACGACCTCATTGAGGTAAAAGGCGGCGTCTGGGTGATCGTCAAGCAACGACGCACACCACTCGGCAAACGCCCCAACCATCCATAGGAGATATTCCCTGGTAATCGGGGTATCCACGAGAGAGAAATAGGGATGAGTTGCTGGCAACAACTCACCATCGTGCCTCCAGCATATGATGGCCCCAGGGGGATAAGTTGCTTGGCACTCTAACCTAGAACGCACGGCAACATCTATCGGCCTCTCCCGATATGTGCCCTTGCCGCAGATCGCGCAGGTGGACAATTTTTTACCTTGGTTGGCTCCTCCTCCTGACGGAGCCCTGGACTTGAGAACACCGCCACAAGAGCACTGCATGCTGGCGAGGCGTGTTCCCCTCGTGTTGCGGTAATGCGTTGATTGACCGCAAGATTGACAAATAGCATATGGCATCGCCTAACCTATCCTGGTCTGTATAGGGGGTTTCAATTTAAAATACCGCCATGGTTCAGCGATTCAAGAAACTTCATGAAATCGTCTAGGGCGTCCCTGTCATTCCCAAAGTCCAGATGGATTATATTTGAATTATCTCCGTCTAGGTCAACGTCGATTCCAGGGAAATCCCGGTGATCCATAACGTTGTCACAATCGCCATCTATATCGTTTTCTGGATCAGAAAGCACAGACTCACCATAAAGAGCTATATATGATGCTGCATCTACGAAATCGTCTAATGACGGCTTGCCATTCCTGGACCTTGAAATCTTTAGTAAGGCCATAAAAAGATAGCCGTCTGACTCATTGAGACTGGTTCCCATCATAATATTTGCTGCATCGACAGCAGATGACATGGACCTCTCATAGGCTAGGCCCCTCTGCCTTGCCCTTTCCATGAGAACATTCCTGGATGCCTCAAGTATAGAATCAGCTGAATTCATTTCCTGTAGCTCCTAGGGGAGGCAAACGTTACTGAGTGATTTTCCATGCACCATCTTTCTACATCTTCCTTATTCCACAAGGACCTTCTAGATACCCTTATGGGATGCGGGAATCCCCTATTATTGATCCAATTATATATGCTTGTTCTAGTTACTCCAAGAGATGCCTGAAGCTGCTTGATGTCATAATACTTTTCATACATTTTGTCACCAGGATGGCTGCCGATGCCTATGGCACTATAGAGCCTGGATAATAAGGTACTTATGGTATCTTCCATCATACAGCTAAAAAGTTTGTTGACAATTGTCTATTTTGGTTGCCCTTAGAAACCAATATCATCGTCAAAAGCTTTGTCAATGATTTCTTGGCTTGGTGCTGGGCCTTCGGCCTGATAATCCCCTACAGGGATGCTTGACTTGGCTGGTCGGCTGTCTGTAAACCTCATCTGTTTCTTGCCCGGTACTGGAGTGGAGGAATTGCCGCCATTGGAGATTTGTGCGTAAGCCTTGACGACATTCCTGGACCCGAAGTCGTCAGTTTTTGTAGATAGCAATATAGATACACCCCTACCGCAAAGGTCATCTACGTTCGTGAGTTCCACTATCCCACAAGCCAGGGCCAGTCTGGCTAGGTCACGTTTTCCGATCTCCTCGGCCTTCTGGTTGCTATTGACTACATTGCATATATGGAATATGTTGCGCTTTGGGGAAACTGTAGTGAATGTCAGGAACACAGCTTTACCTCCAGACCTAGTGTCCCTAATCTCAGCAGAATTGACTACAGCATCGTACCACCCATCATCAAGGGGTTTGAAATCGCCATTTGATTTAATATCACGTATGGCTTCGTTGACCTGATCAAGAAATCCCATCTGATCCTCCAAATATTTTGGCAACCATTTCAGAAATGTCTGGAGCCTGCCTGGCATCGAGCTTCCCGGTGCGATCCTTGGCAATATACCGACCGTCGTTTACGGTCTGGACGTACCTAACGATATCACCACTGTTCCTATCAGCGTCGGCCCGGAGAGCTCCAACAATATCGAACTTGTACGATATTTGGTTTGACAATTTAGACCCAGGGAACGACGGCGAAAAATAAGACAAACCGGTACCGTCATCGTTTTTTAGGTCCGCCTTCGCGGTGCAGTATACCAGTTTACCTAGTGACTTAAGCGTTCGGATTACCTTCGAAAGGGTATCGTTGAGCGCCATATACGCAAGCCTGGGGTCTTTGCTGCGCTCCTTCTCCTCGGAGAGGATGATCTCTGCAAGCTCGCTCAAAGAGTCTATGCAAACCGCCCCGTAGTGAGAAGCTTCTGGGCTTTTAGAAAATATCAAAGCAGACCTGAAATCATCCATGCTGGAAACACTGATCGAATCAAGATCCCTATCAACCAGGGATAGAAGGCCGTGCTCCACGTCAATGATCAGGGGATTGTCTGCGGTGCCCATCATCATCGTTTTACCAGTACCAGCCTGGCCATAGACCAGTATTGTCACGTTTCCTACATGCTGTTCCCTGGTGCTAGTTATTTTCGGCATGGCCCTTCATCCTAAAATCAACTACATTTGAGTTTCTGGGCTCTGCAATTGCATCAACCTTACCTACATTTGTAAGCCTGAACTCCCTTCCGTTGAACTTTACGCAGTAACCATATCCATTAAGCAACAATAAAAGCTCCATTTTATCTACATTATTATCAACAACTATATTCATTGAATACTCCTTATGATAGAAATAGTCAACTATAATGACACATCTTAGCATAGAGATTTGCCAGCAAAGTGGCATCAATCAGGGCTCCGTGCTTTGTTCTTGATGTCCTGTCAATTCCATACCTGTCAAGGCATGCGTTCAGAGATGCTGGCCCCCCTGGGTGAAGCATCCTAGACAATTTACATGTATCGATTATTTCGTTTGTCTGGTCGCTTATTTGCCCGTAATCAACCCCATTAACCCTTGATGCGATCAACAGCTCCTTGTTTATGAAGGACAGATCAAATGGAGCATTGTGTATCAGAAGCTTGGAGTCCCCTATGAAATCTAGTATTTCTCTTGATTTATGACTGAAAAATGGAGCCGTAATTAATAGATCGCTTGTTATGCCATGTATCTCTGATGCCCCAATATCTATTGTCCTACATGGATTGAAGTAGCTACGCCACGTGCTTGATATATTGAGATCAATTATTTCAACCATGGCAAGCTCTATGATTTTGTGCCCGTCATCCGGGTTGAGTCCAGTTGTTTCCGTGTCTAATGATATGATCCTATTTTTGTTCACAGTTAATTCCTTACTGGCATTACAATGCTCATCCATTGTGGTCTTAGGGCGTCCTTAAACAATAAGGGGTTTGATTCTGGTTCGTCAGAATACTCTATATTTATATTTGGTCCGGTAACTACGTCCAATGAATCTTTTATATAAGAAGGATTATAGGTCGCTATAATTTCTTTCCCTGAACCATCAATGATGTTAAAACTTGAATAAAAAGATGAATCCTCCCCCATTGAGGTACTAATTCTTACCTTATCGCAATCTATAGAAATATTTATTCTAGATTCACCTAAAACTGAAGCTTTTTTTATATCGTTTTTGAATGTTCCAGAGTTTACCAGTATCTTATTGGGGTAATCTAATGATATAAGTTTAGAGCAATCTGGGTATTTCCCTGATATAACAGAAGAATCTATAGTCCAATTTTCGCACGAGAAAACAATACCATTTTCATATATATAGATATTTACGTCGCAGTCGCTATCACATGACCCAAGAGCTCTTTGGATTGCTTTTACGGCCTTATTGGGAATAATTGCCGAACCAGAGCAGAGTGATTCGTGTTGAGTGTCGCAGCGATAGTGGGCTAGTCTGTGGCTGTCTGTGGCGGTTGCGGATATCATCCGTCCATCTATGGATATATTCAATCCGTTTAGGAAATGTCTGAGGTCTCCACTAGCAGAACAATATGATACCATTGAAAGCATATCAATAAGATTGCCAGCCTTGGCGATAGAGCTTACATCTGATGGAGTCCTCCTAATATATTCAGGGTATTCCCTGCCAGGCACCGAAGGGAATGAGTACCTGAAAGATTCCCCTGACATGGAAACCGTATTTTTTGAAAAATTCAAATCTACGGAATGGCATTTTTTTGACGCCTTAACCGCCCCATAAAACTTGCTGAAATCCACGGCGTGGTCGGCTTCATCATGGCCGATGTAGTCTAGTTTGTATATTATTGTAATATTTCCGTCAGTAGCTGTAACCATAAGACGATCAGAATCTTTATGGAATAGTATTTTACCGTAGATTGGATAATGCGGATTCTTATCAACGAGCACATCAGCGCATGAGAGGGCCGTTGACATTTCATCAAGAATTATAGATCCCATATAACTACCTCGATTAAAACCTTGACAGACATGGTAATCAATGGATAAATATCTGTCAAGTATGTTGACGACTAAAAGAGAGATTATGAGCTTATAAGGAGGCGTTTATGGAGTATGCTATTGATGATGAGCTGTGCAGCGTATTGCCCAGACTTGATGACGGTAGCCTCGAGCTTCTCGAATACAGCATTAAAGAGCATGGTTGCATATACCCAATTGTTATATGGAAGGAGACCGGTCTGATTCTCGACGGGCACCATAGGCTGGAAATATGCATGAAAAATGGTTTTGATTTTAAAATAAAATATATATCTATAAGAGATAGAGAGTCTGCCAAGCAATGGATAATAGATAATCAAATTGGCAAGAGGAATGTTTCTAGGGCAGGTCGTGTCAGACTAGAGAGGAAGAGGCACTGGTGCGGCGTTGATGGTCTCAGGAAAATCATCAATTCCAGGAAGCCGCCAATATGAGCACAGCCGTAGACAATCCCATACTTGAAGCGGCTTTGGCCTACGGCAGGCTGGGCATAAAAATACTACCCATGCACGGGATCGTCGATGGGAGATGCACATGTGGGGCCCCAAAATGCAAATCCCCAGGGAAACACCCGGCCACCCCAAGGGGCTCCATAGACGCTACTGACGATCTCGAAACTATCAGTGTCTGGTTCAGAGGCGATATGCGGAATATTGCCATCATGCCCGCAGTCAGCAATCTGGTCGCCATTGATGTCGATCCACAAAATGGTGGAGATGTTTCGACCCTTCCTGACTGGATATTCGAAACCCCATGGGAGCGCACTGGAGGAGGTGGATATCATTTCTACCTAAGATCAGAAAAAGATACAAAGTACAAATTCATACTATCTAAGGGAATTGAAGTTAAATATCACAACCTTGTCAATTGTGCTCCATCAAGACACATCAGTGGAGCGCTCTATGAATGGGGGAGGCGCATCCTGGAATACGCCCCCCTAGAAGCCCCCCAATGGCTCATCGATGGCACTGCAAAAGTTAATCGTGATGAGGCTGTCGAGCAAAGGCTTGAAATCCTAGACAAGGATACTATTAATGACATTAAAAATATATTAAGAAAATATAAACCAGACGACTATAATACATGGTCGAGGGTGGGGATGGCATTGCGTGGGGTTGACGGCGGATTCGACATATGGCATGAATGGTCTAAGTCTAGTGTCAAGTATGTTGATAAGCTTGACTGCCTGAGGAACTGGAGATACTACAAGCCATATTCCCCAGGTAGTGGCATGCTAACCTGGAGATCAATTCCTCATATCCTGGGAGTTTCTGGAGAGGATAACCCTAAAGACGGAATAATAGATGGTATAATAGCTGAGTCGTTATCGAGCACGGAAGCATCTTCTAGCCTGAGGCGTGTTAGCGACCCGGATGATTTCCCAGTGCGCTGTCTTGCTGAGATGGAAGATTCGATTAACATAAGCAGCAAGATTGCTAGGCAGATTATCGTATTGACTGCATGCTCCATAGCATCAGGGCGCAATTACACTGTAGATAGCGAACAACTTATAATATATCATTTGTTGTCGTTAGACGAACTTTCAGTATTTGGGGAAATTGTCAACTCGCTTTACGCTATACTAGACAACATGGACCAGGATGGCATCCAGGCAAGATACGTGCACAGGGATCGAATCCAGTCAGACTCTGATTTCAACGCAAGAGTAAAGAAACTTTACAAGTTTGTGCATACGCCCAGCGACATCACACAATACTTCAAGCTTTCTGGAAGGCAGACCAGCGGAGCGCTTAGCTCAACTATTGGATCATTCATAGACATGCATGGCTCCCCTCCAAAGTTGATGGGGTTCGAGATCCCCAAGAAAGACAGAAAGGGTAATGAAGAGCCGATTGTAGATGTGTATAACCCTTTCGTATGCCTAATGGCAGGGATGCCGTCAGCGGATGTAAATGCATCCATCAAGAATCAGCTAACCAGGCTGTGCATGATTGCCACGATCAAAGGACATGTTAAGACTGCCAAAGTAGGCGACTTCCCTGATTCCTATATAGAAAGATATTGCATGGTTTCTAGTGCTCTGAGTGGTCGTAATGAGGTACCTTCCCTGCGCTATGAAACCATCAGGGTAACATTTCCTGAAGAAATATCATTTTCATTTGACGCGTGCGAAAATGAGATGACATCGTCGTATGTCGCCAGGAAGAACTACAGGCGTTTATGCGGGATTCTTGCTACTTTCGATAATCCAGAAAGGCCAGTGGTTAGCTATGCGATGGCCGACTGGGCCTGGAGGTACGTTACTGCAAGGACCAATGATTCAGCTAACGTCATGTCAGCGGCAGACGACGAAAGCAGCCAGTCTACGTATGACTCTATTCTTTCCTTCGTCAGGAAGGCTGGGCCTGATGGCCTGAAGCATTCCGACCTCATAAGAGTATGCAAAAAGTATAGGAATCTTGATAAGGTAAGGAGGGATGAGGTCATATCCAGGATGCATGAGGATTGCGTCATTCATATTGAGATAGGTCCAAAGGGTGGCATGACCATCTACGAAGGCAGGTCAAAGCAATGAATGATAACCATTCTCCAAATGTTGCCCAATGTTGACCGCTAAAGTCAACATTGAAACCCTTATGCCACAAGGGCTCAGAGCATATGTTGCCAATGTTGACCGTTCTACGGGCGCTCCCACATTTCCTCTTAGGGGGGGATTATATAAGGGAAGAAATACATTGGACTCTCCGAAGGGTCAACCTTGGCAACATATCCCCGGAAGCCACGTCCCTATTGGCCTCAGCTTGGTTGACCACCACGGTCAACCTTGGTCAACATTTGGCAACATTTGTAGAACCATTCTCATTTAATGATGGAAATTGCATGAGTAGTGTACAAATAATTGGCGGGATAATCGATGGGGGAAATTTAAGGCATATTGATGATGCAATAAATAGAATTGTTAATGAAATGTCAATTCCAGGGAAAAGCGCCATAGTGCTCTGCGGGCCAGCCGGGAGCGGAAAGACCACAGTTGTGAGCTCCGTTGCCAGAATCATTGGCAATAGGCAGAGGATTACTCTGACAGCTCCTACGCATAAGGCGGTCAGAGTAATGCGAGAAATGATCGGCGATCCAATGGCGGATTGCAGAACGACACACTCAGCCCTCGGATTTGCCTTTGATGACAAAAATCCAGGGCGGCTCAAGCGCAGACCAATTGTAAAGGCTGGTCCTAAGGACGTACTGGTAATTGACGAGGCATCCATGGTCGATTCCGATATCCTCGGTGTAGCCATGGGCTCATACAACAAAATAATACTAGTTGGAGATCCTTTCCAATTTCCACCAATCAATGAGCGGACATCACCGGCATTCGAACTTCCAGACCAAATCTATCTAGATAAGATTCTAAGGCAGGAAGACGATGAACTTGCTTGGTTGGTCTCTAAGGTTCGGGATGCTGTCATAGGAGATGATATTGAAATATATGAATCAATTAAGTCACTAGTACCTCATGCTGATAATCTGGCAAGCGACGGAAAAGGGAATATAGTCATTGCGTATACTAATGAATATGTTGAGTATGCGAACAGTTTTACTGGCAATGTAGTACAAGCCGGCGATGTCCTCATTGCAATGGAAAGTTTCAGGGCTGGGCACCATGTAGTCCGTAATAGCGATCTTCTAGACGTGGCGAGCGTAGACGACGATGTTGTGGCCTATGGCATCAAGGGACGCAAGGTAATAACTGCATGCGGCAAAAAGATGGTCGTTCCCGATTCATACAACAACATGATTCGGATATGCGATGGGCTCAAATCGAAAGGGGGATATGGGGCTACTTCTGCACTTTCAAAGATTAAAGCGTTATACAGCCCTGTACGCAAAGCTAACGCGATCACGGCCCACAAGAGCCAGGGGAGTACATATGACCATGTAACTGTTGCCGTAGATGATCTGATGGCGTGCAGAGACCCATTGAGGGCCCTGTATGTCGCTGTGAGCAGGGCTAGAAAGTCTGTTTCTTGGTGCTGAATCGTGGGCAGCGATATCGAGGATCTCATGCATAAGCAGATTCTGTTGGAGTGCCCTGAGCAGCCATTGAGAGAGTATTGCTTTGCGCCGCCGAGAAGGTGGCGATTTGACTTTGCGTGGCCCAACATAAAGCTTGCCGTTGAGGTTCATGGTGGAATCTGGATAAGCGGGAGGCATAACAGACCTTCTGGTTTCTCGAGGGATCTGGCCAAGATGAACAAGGCTCAGATGCTCGGGTGGAGAGTGCTCCAGTTCACCAGGAAGGATGTAGAGGATGGCCTGGCCATTGAGTCTATCGTTGATCTGATGAATGAGCCACTTGCCCCATGATCGGGTCCTTTCTGTAGTATGTATACTGCGGGTTCAGGGACCCGCGGTTTTGCGCTAGCGCCAGGTTATTTATAATAGTTCCTATTATCGTTTTATGAGACATGATAAAATTGTGCGTTGCAGATTCAAATATATTAAGTAGGATGATAATTTAGGTGGACATCAGAAGTACCATCGACTTCGCTCCACCAGGAGCAAAGGCGGGCCCGCCCTCCACGAGGGGCCCTGGGGCCTCGAGCCCCGAACGCTCGCGGATTCCTGGGCCGCTAAGTAGCGGACCTGTCCGTCCCACGCGTACGGGGGATGGATGGTTCCGGTTCATCGACCTGTTCGCAGGAATTGGCGGTATCCGCATGGGGTTCGAGACCCATGGCGGCGAATGCGTATTTACCAGTGAGTGGAACGGGTTCTCGAAAAAAACCTACGTCGAGAACTTCGGCGACCATCATCCTTACGTCGGCGACATCGTGCCATTCCCGGCAGAGGATGTGCCCGATCACGATGTGCTTCTGGCCGGTTTTCCCTGCCAGCCGTTTTCCATCGCCGGCGTCTCCAAGAAAAACTCGCTCGGTCGTCCGCACGGCTTTGAATGCACCACACAGGGCACGCTGTTCTTCGACGTGGCGCGAATCATCGCCACCAAGCGCCCCAAGGCATTCCTGCTGGAAAACGTCAAAAACCTTCTTTCGCACGACGGGGGCAACACGTTCCGCGTCATTCTTCAAACCCTGCGCGACGAGCTGGGCTATGACGTGCATCACCGGATTATCGACGGCCAGCATTTCACCCCGCAGCACCGTGAACGGATCATCATCGTCGGGTTCCGCGAGAAGACCGGCTTCTCATGGGATGGTCTGCAACTGCCGCCCGAAGGGCCACGCCTTTCCTCAATCCTGCACCGGACGGACGGCACCGAGCCCGTGCTGCCTTGGGATGATGACCGGTATTTCGACCACGGACGGCAGACCGTCCAGCCGAAATACACCCTGACGCCCAAACTGTGGGCCTATCTCCAGGCCTATGCGGAGAAGCACCGCGCCGCCGGCAACGGCTTCGGCTTCGGACTGGTCACGCCTGACAGCGTGGCCCGAACCCTGTCGGCACGGTATTACAAGGACGGCTCGGAAATCCTCGTCTTGCAGGGCAGCCGCAAGCGCCCGCGCCGCCTGACCCCGCGCGAATGCGCACGCCTCATGGGATTCCCGGACACATTCCGCATTCCCGTCAGCGACACTCAGGCCTACCGTCAGTTCGGAAACAGTGTAGTAGTGCCGGTCATACTAGAGGTGTCCAGAATCATGGTCCCACACGTCGAATAAATTGTTATGAATCTCTAGGATTGTTATTACCAATCATAAATGTCACATTATTGAATACATTTATTTATGAGAACTGACTATTGGGGAATTACATTTGCACTATGTAATCTTCAAGAAATTCAGGGCAAAGAAAAAAGTTTTTATTTATCAGGAACTTAAATAAAAAAAAACTTAGAATGACTTGTCATACCGAAACCTGAATAGCCTAACCTCAGGTAACCACAATCCTACCAAAACCCTTATAATTCAAGGGTTTCCTGTGGCCACCAATTTAATTCACTTGAACTGAAAGTCACCTGTGACGTACCGTAGTGCACGATATTTGCACTACGAGGCGCCAAGTGGCAGTAAGGTTGACCGACACAATTTGCTCAAAAGCCCATCCTGGAGACAAGGCGGTAGATATAGCCGACTCCCAATTCACCGGCTTGATTTTGAGGGTAAACAAGGGAGGCTCCAAGGTTTGGTATTACCGTTGGTGCCGAGGCAGGATGGTTAAGCTGGGGACATTCCCAGAAATGAATACTTACGATGCTCGTAAGGTAGCAAGGGATAAAATGATCGAGGCTGCCGGGGGAGCAGACTTGGTTGCGGTCAAGAGGCGTAGTCGAGGATCTGGACCCACAGAAGGGACTTTTGCCCAGTTTGTGGCCGACCATTACCTTCCTGAAATTACAGTGCGGATGACCAAGAAAGGACTCGACGGGTACCGCTATCGGTTGAATAGGGATATCCTTCCCCTTCTAGGTGATAAGAAATTATCAGAAATAGACATGCAGACTATTGAATCATGGAGAACCAGGAGGAGGGCCCAGGGGAAGAAAAACAGCTATATAGACTCGAGCGTTATAGTCATTAGATCAGTCATCAGGATGGCTATCGATAGGAAAATAATTGCCGTAGATCCTCTAAAGGGCATCAAGACCCTTCCCATAGATAGCTCCCACGTCAGATATCTTTCTGCCGAGGAGCGCAGCAGACTCCGTGCAGCGCTGGCCACCTTGCCACCAGGAGACAACATGCGCTGCGGCATAATCATAAGCATGAACACTGGTTTGCGGGCCCACGAGCTTTTCAACATGAGGTGGCCAGACATGGACATGGAAAACCAGGCAGTCAAGGTGCCGGCCGCGCATTCTAAAAGCAAGAAGGCGAGATGGGTACCACTCAATGATGCAGCAATGTCTGCACTTTGCGAATTGAAGGCTAAAGAGGTCGGACCCTATATCTTCCATCTTGAAGGGGGACGACCATACGTTGCCACAAAGTTCCAGGGGTTCAACAGATTTATGAGAAGCGCAGGCATCACAAACTTTAGATGGCACGACCTACGTCACGATTTTGCCAGTAGGCTCGTCCAATCAGGAGTTGACCTGAACGTAGTCAGGGAGCTCCTAGGCCATAGTGATCTTAAAATGACCCTACGCTACGCTCATCTAGCCCCACATAACGCCAGGAAAGCCGTGTCCATGATCGGTTGATTGCATTTGGCATCAGTAAAGCTACTTGACATATAATGATTTTCTGTTAGTCTGTTTTAGGGTTAATAGGAGGTAATATGCCAAATAAAGCCAATCATGGACATGAAATCCAAGATCAAGATGTCGATTACATCGATGAGTTGTCGGCCAGGGCTCAAAGGCACCTGGAGGAATCCCTCCGCCTTGAGGCCAGTGCCAGGAAGTTGCTGGATGATCTCAGGGCTAAGGGAATCTGGAAACCTAAGCGCCAATCTGTCAATAAAGTTGACAACAAGGAACTAATGAGCCCGGACGAAGCCTCAAATTATCTGCGAGTGAGCAAATCTTACCTTTCTCATGATAGGAGAACTAAGAGAATCATCCCATATATCAAGCTCGGGAAGCTTATTAGGTACAACAAGCACGATCTAGATAAGTTCATAGAAAGAAACTCTTCCATCTAATCGTGACTGCCATTTGAATCTATTGTGTAGTATAATGCTATTTCTCATTAATCTATCTCAGGAGGAAATATGCCTGACTTTAATCCTTTGCATGCTTTGCCGCAATTTCGTGAACGGATCGGCAAGATGGCCGGTGCTCTAGATGAAATCCAATATCGTATTCATGATCGCAGGAACAGGGCGGCGCCTCGTGGCGGCCAATCCAAGATTCATGACACAATCGCAGACGCTCTTTTCGATCAGCTCTACACTGTAGCCGAGCACATCAGAATCCAGGTAATCGAGGCCCTGGGAGTGCTGGCCTTCGGACCAGTAGGCAATACTGCTGTAGACGCCCTTGACACTGTTACAGAAAAGGGAATGCAGATGATCGCCAATCTGGCCACTGAGGTTGATAACGTGTTCAACGGTCTCGATAGAATTACCGATCTCATCGAGACAGTTACTGGAGCTAACCTCCTGGTAGAGAGGCCGGTCAAACTAGGTACCAGTGTACTCGACAGGATCATGGGGGTGGTCGATAAGATCATCGGATCCATGGACAGGCATTGACTATCCATCTTATGGGGCGCTGGGTTCCAGCGCCCCATAACATCAAGAAGGGGGCAATGACATGATGAATCCTTTGGAGACGGTAAAAACCCTTCTTGATGTTCCGGAGCGTATGCTTTCACTGCTTCTTATGTTGATCATCAGTTGGCAGGGGTATACGCAATACCAGGTTAACCAGACCGTAATGCAGCAAATCAACGAATTAGACAAGAGCAGGGCCGAGGTGAAGGTTGAGCTAGCCTCAATCAACTCGTCTCTGCTCATCATTGTTGATGAAGTTAAAAAGTCCAGAGATGACAGGAAGGAGGTATTCTCCCGTATTTCCGGACTAGAGAAAGCATTTGACTACATAGAAAAAAGCATCAGTTATACGGAAGGGAAGAAGCGTGGCGGTATTCGCTGATTGCCTTGGAATGATTTCAAGACATGAGGGCGGTTTCTCCTGGGATGAGAATGATCCTGGAGGGCCAACTAAATATGGAATCTCTCTGGCAACAATCGAAAGTTTGAACTTAGATATTGACGGGGATGGGAAAACTGATATCAAAGACGTCAGGGCAATGACGTATGATCAGGCAAAGAGTATATACAAGAAGCAATATTGGGATAAAGCCTATCTTGATGAATGCGAAGACCAGCGCGTTGCAAACAGGATCATGGATATTATCGTTAACACGGGCCATGGTGGAGCCATGGAAATATGCTCCAGGGCCTTATTGTCGTGCACCCTTGACATGAAATCATATTCAGGTTTCGATGAAATCATAGATATGGTAAATATAATCAATGACGACATCATGGTCATTTCATTGCGGAGTGAGCAGGCCGGGTACTACAGGGTGCTTGCCGAGAGGAACCAGAAGCTGAAGAGATTTCTCAGGGGTTGGCTTAACAGGGCTTACGACGATGAGTTCTAGTCACTATAAGGTCGACATGATCTGCGAGAAATGCGGCAATCAAGGATCCCTGAATGTATCCAACTGGAATCTGAGGAAGATTATTGTTGAGATGACCAGGTGCCAGTGCTACGGCAAATATAGGATTGCTCGGTTTGATATCGAGCAGCGCAAGATGGTTATAGACAAAGAGCTTTATGGCGATGAAATGGGGTGATGTAGGTAGGGCCGTAGCAGGCATCGCCCCCCACCTCGGGGCCGCCCTCGGCGGGCCTTTTGGAGCCATTGTCGGATCAGCGGTCGGGAGATCTTTCGGATTAGAATCAGCCGACCCAGAGAAGTTGGTCTATGCAATGAACGCAGACCAGCAGGCTGAGATGAAGCTGGCCGAACTTGAGGCTCAATATGCGGCCCATGTTGCATCCCTTGATGCGGCATCGCATGATAATTCGATAAACCAGGTCAACGAGACAATTCGGTCGGAGATGAAAGCAGAGCACTGGGTGCAGTACTCATGGAGGCCATTCATCGGATTCACAACTGGACTTTCATTTCTAGTAGTCACTATCTTTTGCTCATATCTTGGATTCGAGGCCATATACACCAAGAGCCATGAGTCTCTCAATATGGTCAGTGATATCATATTCTCGTATTCGGCCCTATTTGCAGTCCCAGGAAGTGTCCTGGGTATTGCCTCTTGGAACTCTTGGAATAGGGGGAAGTCTGGGGATAGATCGCCCATTGAGGTCATTTCAGACAACATTCCAAAGGGCCACAAGCGTGGGCTGAATATTTTTAAAAGAAAGTGATGGATATTTCGACTTCGCTCCACCAGGAGCAAAGGCGGGCCCGCCCTCCACGAGGGGCCCTGGGGCCTCGAGCCCCGAATGCTCGCGGATTCCAGGTCCATGATCTCATGGCCTTGGTTAGAAACGAGAATCTCGTGCAAGTGAGACGGACATAATTGGGCCAACTTTTGGTAGGATTTTCAGTGTTATGTAACTCGTTGCAATCATTGAGAAAACCGCCAAGAGTCCGTCCCACGCGTGCGGGGGATGGAGGGTAGACCACTGCCCGATGGCCTGCGTGTGCAAGTCCGTCCCACGCGTACGGGGGATGGAGGGCGCTTGTCGACCGGTTCAACGCTGACGATTCGTCCGTCCCACGCGTGCGGGGGATGGAGGGGGATGGATTATGATGTATTTTTGGTGTATTTTTGAGAAAATATACAGTCAAAGAGTTATCTGAAGTCCTTGGCGTAACTACCAGGGCAATCAACAAATGGCTCTCCGATGGCCTCAAGTTCGATGGGCCCAGAGATGCGGCCATGATCGACATCGAGGAGTGGGCTCGGTGGAGATATGCTGGTGATGATTCCATCGATTTCCAACGGGAGAAGGCTCGTCTTACCAAGAATCAGGCCGACTACGAGGAAATCCGGGTGCTCGAGAAGAGAGGCGATCTCCTTGATGCCTCAAGAGTGGAAATGGCATGGGCAAACCTTGTTGCAGCCTTCAAGCGGAGGATGCTGGCCATCCCCGACCGGGCAGCGAGCTATTTCGACTCTAAGCCCCTGAAGAAGGAGCTCCAGATTCTGATCAACGAGGCTCTTGAGGAGCTGGAAAAACATGACCCAGAGACTATTGTCAGCGGTCTCGAGGGCCCTGGCGCAGGCGAGTCCGCCGCCTAATTGGAATATCAGCGATTGGGCGGATAATCGCCGGAAACTGTCGAAGGAAAGCAGCTCTGAGCCTGGACAATGGCGCACCGCCAGAGCCCCTTATCAAAAGGGGATCATGGACGCCTTCTGTGACGACAACAACGAGCAGGTTGTCGTCATGTCGTCTGCTCAGATCGGAAAGTCATCGATCATCGAAAATATCATAGGCTACTTCGTAGACCTTGACCCATCGCCGATCATGCTCATCCAGCCCACCCTTGGTATGGCCGAGGCGTTCTCAAAGGACCGCATCGCGCCAATGATTCGTGATACCCCCTGCCTCACTTCAAAGTTTGCTGACCCGAGATCAAGGGACAGCGGCAATACGCTGCTGCATAAGCAGTTCCTCGGTGGCCATATCACTTTGGTTGGCGCTAACAGCGCAGCGGACCTCGCATCTCGCCCCATAAGGATTCTGCTCGCCGACGAAGTGGACAGATTTCCGGCTTCAGCAGGAACCGAAGGTGATCCGATAAGCCTTGGCCTGAAAAGGACGGCGACTTTCCACAACCGCAGGATCGGTATGTTCTCCACGCCTACAGTGCGTGGCGTTTCACGCATTGAAAGAGCATTTGAGCAGTCTGACAAGCGCCATTTCTACGTGCCCTGCCCGCACTGCAAAACGCTTCAGCCTCTCATTTGGGACAACGTCAAATGGGTTCTCGATGAGGATTCCGGGAAAATTATCGATCGTCACGTGTGGTATGAGTGCGAGGAGTGCGGTGGCAGGATAGAGCAGACCAACAAGAGGGGCATGCTTGCTGCTGGAGAATGGGTGCCGAGGTCGTCATTCAGTGGCATTGCAGGTTTCCACATCAACGAGTTGTATAGCCCATGGCGCAGGTGGATAGATATAGTAGAGGACTACCTGAGGGCAAAGGATAATACCCAGGCCCTACAGGTATGGATAAATACCTCTCTCGGTCTGCCCTATGAAGAACAGGGCGACAAGATCGAGGAAAATATAATCCTTGCACGCCGTGAGTTCTACGACCATGAATGTCCGGACGGCGTGCTTTGCATTACGGCCGGAATTGACCTGCAAGTTGACAGGTTAGAGGTCTATGTTATAGGATGGGGACTAGGTGAAGAGATGTGGTATATGGATTACCACAATTTGAGGGGCACTCCTGAGCATGGTGAAGTATGGGAAGATCTAAATGAGGTTTTGGCGAAGAGATACAAAGACTCGAAGGGGGCAAAAGTCCCAATCACAACGGCATGCATCGACTCGGGATATGCCACCCAGTCAGTCTACAATTTCATCATCTCGAGAAGATCAGGAGGGGCAAGGTTGTTCGCGGTCAAGGGCGTCCCTGGAAACGGAAAACCCATCGCATCAAGCCCAAAGCTCATCAGGACGAAATCCGGGCACCAGATCAGGATCTGCTCCGTCGGAGTCGATGAAGCAAAGCTCAGGATCATGCATGCCTTCCAGAAAGACTCCCCTGGACCTCATTACGTCCATATCCCGGCTGCAGAATGGGCTGATGCCGAATTCGCCGCTCAAATCTCGGCTGAAGCGCTGGTACTGGATCGGAAAGGTGGCCAGGCATCTTATAGGTGGAAAAAAAGGCGGGATCGTAATGAAGCGCTTGATTGCACCGTGTATTCCCTCGCTGGTCTGCATCTATCTTTTGCAGGACGACCTGAGGAGGCGTTTCGCAGGATGGCCAATCCGGAAGAGAAAAAGGGGAAAATAGTCAGAAGACCAAGGAGTACAGGTATCCAATGAGCTACGGAAGCGTCCTTTCTGAAGGATTTGAATCTGGTAAAAATGGCCTAAGCACAGTGTCGAAAAAGCTTGAGGAGAATGGCCTGTATAGGCCGCCTTGCTTTGAAGATGATAATTCGTATCTGCATTATTCAAACCTGAGCAGGATGTCTAACGAGAGGTTCGTTAACTTCTTTTACTGCAGGGACTGCACTGAGGATTACCGCCTAAAAATGGTAAGCCAGGGCAGGTGCATCAAGAAATCTTTTGATGATGAGTCCGAGGCGGAGGCCAAAATGGTTGCCGATGCAGAGCGTAAAGCGGAGCTCAAAAAGGTAAATAAGGTCAGTGGTTGCGAGGCCGCTAGGATGCTAGGCGTTCCTATACATTACATAAGAAAGGATAGGTTGCTTCCAGAACCTAAAATACCGTTTTCCAGGTCTGGAAGGTTGACGATGTACGACATAGACATTATCAACGGGTTGAAGCCTAGGATAAAGGAATTACTCGGTATTGGAGAGGATAAAAATGCCGTTTGATTTTGGAGATACCGACACCAGGTCGCGCCTGAAGTTTGTCAGAAAGGCCATCAACGATATCCTGATGTATGGCAAGAGCACAACGCATGGCGATAGGTCGGTAACCAGGGCCGATCTTAAAGACCTCATGGAGCTTGAGTCTACCCTTGCAAATATGCCTGATGCGGCCCATGAAAACAATCAACCGAAAAACAGGATTGGTAGGAGTGCGATTAGGTATTTCGAGCCTGATTGAATATAGATGTAAATGTGATGCCATTGCCAATGGAGGCCTATATGGATAATGTAATTGAGAAGCACTTGTTCATGTTTGCTGATATTTTGAGGGGAGACAAGGAGATGATCGAAAAATACGCTAAATGGATCAACTCCATGTTGTCGAATCATGGACTCGTCCTGGATAAAACCGGGGATTAGATGAGCTTCGCTCCACCAGGAGCAAAGGCGGGCCCGCCCTCCACGAGGGGCCCTGGGGCCTCGAGCCCCGAATGCTCGCGGA